TGAGGTTCGTGGATGGTTTAAAGATCCAAGTTTAGAAGACATGGGTCGTAAATATTGGAAGAAGCGTTCATACGTATTCCAAGCTCTTGTAGTTGAGAATGCTCTTAACGAAGAGACAACTCCAGAAAATCCAATTCGTAGATTTATTATTGGCCCGCAAATTTTTCAAATTGTTAAAGCGGCTCTTATGGATCCAGATATGGAAGAATTACCAACAGATTATACTGCTGGAGTTGACTTCCGTTTATCTAAAGGTTCTAAAGGCGGATATGCTGACTATGGTGCAAGTAATTGGGCACGTAGAGAGCGACCACTAGGAGATGCTGAAATGAAAGCAATCGAAACAAACGGGTTGTTTAATTTAAGCGACTTCTTGCCTAAGAAGCCTGAAGATGTTGGGGTTAAAGTTCTTACTGAAATGTTTGAAGCATCTGTTGATGGCGAGGCATATGATGCAGAAAAATGGAGCCAATATTTTAGGCCCAGTGGAATGCAAGCACGTACAGGCGATCCAAATAAAGCGGCAACACCTGCTCCTGCTCCAGTAGCAGAAACTCCGGCACCAGCACCAGTTGTTGAAGCAACAGAGCCAGTAGCAACACCTGCTCCTGCTCCTGCTCCTACAACAGAAGAAGCACCTGCTGAAGGCGGAGCCCAAGACATTCTTGCAATGATTAGAGCACGACAACAGTAATTATTAATTGGGAGTTCCGGCTAAAACCTCCGTACGGTAACCAGCGAGGTCTCCCTTTATTATTTCTAACTAGGAGAAAATATGGCTAAATCTTTTGACGTTAGCAAGTTCCGTAAGGACTTAACAAAAAGCATCTCAGGCATGAGTTCCGGCTTTAATGATCCAACTGATTGGATTTCAACAGGATCGTATGCACTAAACTATCTAGTAAGTGGTGACTTTAAAAAAGGAGTACCTCTAGGTAAAGTAACAGTTTTTGCAGGAGAGTCAGGTGCAGGTAAAAGTTATTTCTGTGCTGGTAACATTGTAAAACACGCACAGGACCAAGGTATCTTTGTTGTATTAATTGACTCAGAAAATGCACTTGACGAATCTTGGTTACAAGCATTAGATGTTGACACTAGTGAAGAGAAACTTCTTAAACTTAATATGTCAATGATTGATGATGTAGCAAAAACTATTAGTACGTTTATGGCAGACTACAAGGCAATGGATGAAGCAGATCGTCCTAAAGTATTGTTTGTAGTTGACTCCTTAGGTATGTTACTTACACCTACTGATATGGATCAGTTTCAAAAAGGTGATATGAAAGGTGATATGGGTCGTAAACCTAAACAACTAACTGCACTTGTTAGAAATACTGTTAACATGATTGGTAGTTATAATGTTGGATTGGTTTGTACTAATCATACATATGCTTCTCAAGATATGTTTGACCCAGATGACAAAATTAGCGGTGGACAAGGTTTTATCTATGCATCAAGTATTGTTGTTGCAATGAAAAAACTTAAATTAAAAGAAGACGAAGCCGGTAATAAAATTAGTGAAGTACGTGGTATACGTGCAGGATGTAAAGTAATGAAGACTCGTTATGCTAAACCATTTGAAGGTGTGCAAGTAAAGATTCCATACGAAACAGGCATGAATCCATATAGTGGACTTGTTGAATTATTTGAAGCTAAAAGCGTAATTGAAAAGCAAGGTAATAGATTAAAATATGTTGCTTTAGATGGTACTGAACATTTAGAATATCGTAAGAATTGGACAGGTGATCTTCTCGAAATGGTCATGTCGGATTACATTAAAAAACAGGCAACTGAGGTAAATACCGACAACGCAGACATAGAAGCTGTGGATCATTACGAGGAGCCTGTTACTAATGGATGAAGAATTTGTTGCGGACTTATGGAATGTTTTTAAAGATTATCTTGATAAGAAACACGTTGAAATGGCGGCAGAGAGATTTGTAGATATGCTAATAGACTATGGACTAAAAGATGATCAATTAAATGATTTACTAGGCAATGACAAAACGTTAGATTATGCTATTCAATATTATTTAGAAATGGACGATGACGAAGTCGACGAAGACAACGAATGGGATGAATAATGGGCTGGTACAGTCAAGTATCACGTGATATAAATCAAATACCAAGTGCTATACAACACTTTGAAACTGAGCTTATTGAAGCTAGAAAAGAAGTAAAACTAAAAGGAAGTGTTGAAAAATCATCTTCTGAAATGCCTGGTATTGTTGAACATCGATTTAATCAACTACAAGAAATTGAAGCTATATTGAATTATTTAAACATTGAGCTACGTAAATTGCGTAGCTCATTTTTCAAAAAATATTTAGAAAACTATCAGAGAGCATTGTCAAGTAGAGATGTTGAAAAATATGTTGACGGCGAAGCAGACGTAGTTGATTATGAAAAAATTATTAACGAGTTTGCATTGTTAAGGAATAAATGGTTAGGTGTTTTAAAAGGCCTAGATCAAAAACAATGGCAAATTACTAATATAGTAAAACTCAGAGTTGCTGGAATGGAAGATGCAACTTTGTAAATACTGTTATGACATTAACAGTTATTCTTCCTGCGGCCGGTAAAGGTACAAGATTAAATTTACCATATCCAAAAGAAATCTTAAGGCTTGATAAAAATCAAGCTTTAATAGATTATAGTTTTGACTTTTTTAAAGACTATACAAAAAACGATGTTGATTTTGTAATTGTAATTAACGAGTATAAAACTGAAATAGTTGAATACTTGTCAAAATATAAAAACAAGTACAATATTGCATTTGTTTATCAAAATCCTAAAGAATTAGAATACACAGGTGCAATAAAAAGTGCTTATAACTGGTTTGGTGAAGATAATCTAGTACTACTACCTGATACAATTTTAAAATTAAAAAATAATGTAGATTTGTATACAACAGTCAAAGATAGATTAGAAACAAATGAATTTGTATTTTTTTATAAAAAAGAATCAAATCCATTAATGCTATCAACAAAAGGTGCTTTACAAATAGAAAATAATTTAGTAAAGTTATATGAAGACAAGCCTCAAACAAATTTTAAAAATTATAATGCTTATTGGTGTAGTTTTGCTTTTAGGGTTTCTAGTTTTGCTGACGCTATAAGTTATATGGAAAAAAGCACACTTAATCAAAAATTTAATACCAAACAAATGACGTTTACTCCTTTTTACAATACCGAAGGAATAGAAGTTGACGATTATGTTGATCTAGGAACCTGGAAAGAAATTAGAAAATTACTAGCATTGCATGAGGACGAACCATGAAATTTTTTATACCTGATTCTGTAATAGATAGATATAGCTTTAGGGCTAGAGGAAAACTATTATTAGAAAATATGCCAAATAGTAATGGATATATAAAGGATTATAAATTAATTAAAGACACAAATGAATTGTACATTATTGGTAAAGAATTTAACAATGATATTATAGAACATTGTAATAAAAACAACATAAAGTACGTTTTAGATATATCAGATTTTAAATTTTATAAAAATTCAGTATTAGAACTATATAAAAAAGCTACAGAAAATTGTAAGGCAATAGTTACTACTTGCGATCATCTTGCTGATGAAATAAAGAAAATTTTTGATAAACCTTGTATTGTAATAGAAGATCCTACCGAACGTAAACAAATTAAACCAAATAAAAAAATATTTACTAAAAATGATAATATTAACTTAGTAACTTATGGTGCTAGAAAAAACATAAGACCAATAAACTTTGAAATTTTAAAACAACAATTATTTAAAATACATCAAAATATACATTTAAAAATAATTACAAATAAAAGCATAGAAGATCCTATGGAATGGATCGATTGGAATTTTAACTTACAAGAAAAACTTATGCATGAAGCCGATTTTATACTTTTGCCTATTGCTTACTCAGAAAAGAAAAAAGCTTTTTTAAAATCAAAAGGAAATAATAGACCTATAGATGGTATACAACAAGGAAAATTTGTTATTACAAATAACACAATACCAAGTTATGTAGATTTAAAAAATTTCCTTTGGGCTGGAAATATTGCAGAAGGATTACGCTATGCTATAGATAACCCTAATGAAGTTGTTCAAAAGATCACACTTGGACAAGAACATATTAATAAGTACTACACACCTAAACACATAGTGGCAAAATGGTTAGATCTAGAAAGGAAGATATTAAATGAAACAAGTTTTTAATTACTGGCTTCCTGATTCCGACAACCATTTTGAACGTTTGATTAAAAAACGTATTAGCCAAGGCGGCCCTGCAGAATATCAAGATGATGTTAGAGACGAAGCATACAAGTATGTACAACAATTCAATACAGCAATTGATGTTGGTGCAAATGTAGGATTATGGACTGTTCCATTGTCAAAAAAATTTAACAAAGTAATTTCATTTGAACCTATGACACAAGTTTATGAATGTTTATTAGAAAATACAAAAGGCATTGACAATGTTGTTTTAAATAATTTTGCATTAGGCAGTGAACAAAAAAATGTAGATATGACATATGATCCAAACAATACAGGAAATAGTTTTATAAATGGTAATGAAGGAAATATCAAAGTTAAAACACTTGACAAAAGTTTTATGCCTCCGTTTGATCTTATAAAAATTGATTGTGAACGACACGAGCTAGAAGTTCTTAAAGGTGCAGTCAACACACTGTTAAAATATAAACCTATTATTATTGTAGAACAACAACCTATTACTGAAGAATGTGCAGGAATATTTTTAAAAGAATTAGGTGCTAAAGAACTTGGTAATGTTAGAAAGGATTATATTTTTGGCTGGTAACAATAAAATAGTTTTAGTTACTGGCGGCTTTGATCCAATACATTCAGGGCATCTTGCATATTTCAAAGCGGCTAAAAACTTAGGTAATAAATTAATTGTTGGTATTAACTCTGATGAATGGTTAACTAGAAAAAAAGGCAAACCATTTATGCCGTTACTAGAAAGAGCAGAAATAATTAAAGGACTATCAGTTGTAGATAAAGTTATTAGTTTTAACGATGATGATAACACTGCGTCTAATGCTATTTTTAATACAATGGCAACTGAAAGTGGAAAAATTATTTTTGCCAATGGCGGAGACAGAACAGATGTAAACATTCCAGAAATGGAAGTGTACGGTGACCATCCTGGTGTAGAATTTGTATTTGGCATTGGAGGTGAGGACAAGAAAAATTCAAGTAGTTGGATATTAAAAGAATGGCGGGCACCAAAAGTGGAACGTGAATGGGGGCATTATAGAGAATTATATCAGGGCGAAGGCTTTCAAGTAAAAGAATTGGTTATTTCGCCAAAGAGTAAATTAAGTATGCAAAGACATAAGTATAGAAGTGAAACATGGAATATTGTTTCTGGTGAAGCATATGTTAAAACAAATGTAACACTATCAGACAATCCATTTGACGGTTGTTCGATTTGGAATTTACATCCAAGTAATCCTGTAGATATTCCTGCCGGAATATGGCATCAAGGTTGTAATGATACTGATAAGCCTGCACACATAGTCGAAGTGTGGAAAGGACCAACTGATAAATTAACGGAGAAAGACATTGAACGAACAGATTACAGAAATTGAACCATTAAAAGTATACGTAGGCTGGGACAGCAGAGAAGATATTGCATTTCAAGTTTGTAAACAAAGTATATTAGATCATGCAAGTGTACCTGTAGATGTAATACCTTTAAAGCAAAAAGAGTTAAGAAGAGACGGAATCTATACAAGAGAAACAGATGCAATGGCTAGCACTGAATTTACCTTTACAAGATTTTTAGTTCCACATTTAAATGACTTTACTGGCTGGGCATTGTTTATAGATTGCGACTTTGTATTTCTTGATGATATTAAAAAGTTATTTGATCAAGCAAATGATAATTATGCAGTTATGTGTGCTCATCATGATTATTCTCCTAAACAATTAACAAAAATGGACGGACAAGCACAGCATATATATCCAAGAAAAAATTGGTCAAGTTGTGTGCTGTTCAATTGCGGTCATCCAAATAACGCACAAATAAATTTAGATCTTGTAAATGATCCAAGTAAGGGCGGGGCATATTTTCATAGGTTTAGTTGGTTAGATGATAGTTTAGTTGGCGAATACAGTCATGAGTGGAATTGGCTTGTTGGCTGGTACGAAGAGCCTACAGATGGTAAGCCTAAGGCATTACATTATACAGAAGGAGGTCCTTGGTTTCCTGAATATGAAAACTGCGATTATGCATACCACTGGTATAAAGCAAGAATAAGTTATGAAGAATATCTTAATGTACAATATAACCAAGCATTAGAAAGTGCAGAAAATAAACGGCAACGGCAAATAGAAAAGTTCGAAGTCGAACGTTTAAAAACTACAACAGACACACTAGTCCTTTCGGATCAAAAAAAAAAATTAGTAACTGACTTTATTCATTACCTAAAAGACCCTGATGGAACATATTACAAAAGACAACATAAATGGGAGAACATAATGGCTTTACGAGAACCCAGAGTTGCCGCTTTAGATCCTGGTGACGACGACTATGGTTTTAAACCTGAAAAGAAAGGATTTTTGTTTGATGAATATTTAGAAGCATTTGTATTAGGAGCAGATGGCGCTAAATTATCTTCGTGGGAAGCAGAAGAAAATACAAAGAATACATTATTAATAAGAGGTTTAGGTAAACAGAGTCAGCTGGCTATAAAACATTGCATGAAAACAGGTAGAGAATTTTATTATATTGATAGTGGATACATGGGCAACGAAACTACAAAAAGTAAAATATATCATCGTATTACA